CCGGGAGACATTGTGACCATCTACTGTGAGACCGGGACGGTAACAGTCGGTCAAGGCAGCGGCTCCGTGGTGCTTTTCAAAGACGGAGAGGCGACGGGCGTAGCGAGCAACGCGACAGTCACGATTGGGGCAGACTCGCTGGCCACCGTGACGTGCGTTAGCGCGACCAAGGCGATCATTGCCGGGAGTGACCTGACATGAGTGCTGTAGCATCAATGATGAACGTCATCGGAACGGTTACGGGCGGTGGCGGCGCAGCAACTATTGGTGGCGCTCTGTTTACCAGCACAGGCACAACCTCGTGGACGGTTCCCGCTGACGTTACCAGCATCTCAGTGCTGTGCGTGGGTGCAGGCGGCGGTGGGGCTGGCGGTGGAGCGAACGGCGGTGACGGCGGGGGCGGGGGCGGATTAGCCTACCGCAACTCCTTCCCAGTTTCGCCGGGTCAGGCTCTTACCGTAACTGTAGGATCAGGTGGATCAGGCAAGAATAACACAAGTAGTGGCGGTGGCCCCACAGGCGACAGCGGCGGCAACAGTAGCGTAGTGCGCTCCGGTACTACCATTTGTCTCGCTAATGGTGGCGTTGGTGGCCGAAATGTTAGTGGCGGGGCAACAGGCAATAAAGACAATCCCACAGCCACAAACAGCACATCCGGTATGGTCGGCACAAACGTCCATCGAGGCGGCAACGGCGGCGCTGGTGGTACTGGTGAAGCTGGCGGCGGCGGGGGTACTGCTGGCTACTCCGGCGTTGGTGGTGATGGTATTGCAGCGGACACTGATGGAGAGCCTACGGGAGGCGGCAACGGCGGCGGTGGTGGCGCGGGGGCTGGTAGTGATGCTTCTAATGTTAATTACGCAGCCGGGGGTGGCGGTGTTGGTATGTACGGACAAGGCTCCAGTGGTTCGGGGGTTGAGCAGACAAACAACACTACCCCCGCTATTGGCGGCAAAGGCGGCTCTGGTGGCAGTGATGGTTCCGATGGTGATGGAAGTGGCACAGGTGTTGGCGGCGCGTATGGCGGCGGTGGCGGCGGCGGTACTGATGACGGCAACGGCTCGTCTGCGGCTGGCGGTAACGGCGCTGTGCGTATCATTTGGGGCCAAGTAAGTGCCGCAGACCGCACGTTCCCGACGACCAACGTGGCAAACACCAACACCTATGACGCTTCGGTGACTGAAACGACTTACTAACAACAAGGAACCTAAGACAATGACTGATAACAAATCATGGTACGCATCCAAGACGGTCTGGGCCGTTCTGGTCATGCTCGGAAGCGTGGCGGCGTCTACATCTACAAAGACGGTAGCCTTGTAGCCTCTGTGACAGGCTCTGCTGGTACTACGACGTACACCTTGTAAACTAAAATCTAAGGAAATCAATATGTTAATGGACGACAACAAACCTTGGTGGCAGTCGAAAACTGTCATCTCGGTAGGAGTCATGATGCTAGGCATGGGCCTCAAGCAGCTTGGCTTTGACACAGGCGAACTCGAATCCGATATTACTGCTCTAGCGCTCGACGGTGCTATGGTGATCGCGGGTGCTGTAGCCATCTGGGGACGGATCACCGCAACTAGCTCTCTACGCTAGACGGTCGGTTCTCCTCCTCAAAAATAAAACCCCCCTTACGCAACCCAACTCAGACCATTTAGGATTACATCCATGTCAAAAGAGTGGACCCGCGAAGATTACATCGAGGAAGACGTAAGGCGTCACTCGGAGGAAATAAAAGCATTAACCAAACTCTCTCTAGAAAACGCCGCGATGCTTCGTGAAATTCTCAAAGAAGTAGAGCGGCGGCAAGCACCAGTAGAGGACCATGAAGACAGACTTAGAGGCCTAGAAAAGTGGCAAGCTAAGACTGGAACATATTGGGCCATCACTACGTTTCTAATTGCTGGTGTTGTGGGATTTATTTTCAATAATATTCGCGGACTATTTAAGTTTGTAACGTAGAATACTTAAAGAACCCAGAGGTGCCCCTCAGATGCTCACACAGAGTCTCTGGGGGTTACCCTACAAACACCCATAAATAGACCTAAAGACTCTCAGCGGGCTTCCTGAGGGCTTCTAGGGGGCAATCCTCACATAGAGTCGTAAGCCCCCTTCCCCTACCCAATACACATCAAAAACATTAACGGCTGTCAGGGACTCTCCTGAGGCCATATGGAGGCATTCCCATGTCTAAAGCTAGCGAGAAAGAACTCAGCGACCTCCACGGGATGTTCGCAAAGTTTCTAAAACATAAACTTCAAGAAGGTGACGTAACCGCAGCCGATCTTGGGCAGGTCCGTCAGTTCCTCAAGGACAACCGTATCGAAGCATCTATCGATCAAAACCCTGACATGGGTTCGCTGGCGGAAGCACTCCCCCAGTTTGACTCTGCAGATGAGTCCCATGATGACAGTGAAGGCTCATACCACTAATGGATCAAGAACTCTCGGCATCCCAGAAGAAGCTGGAGGAAGTCAAAGGGGATTTCAGGAAGTTTGTGTACGTGCTGTGGAAGCATCTCAATCTTCCTGACCCCACCCCTGTGCAATACGATATATCGAAATTCCTGCAGCATGGTCCCAAGCGCTCCATGGTCTCTGCATTCCGGGGCGTGGGTAAGTCTTGGCTAACGTCTGCATATGTCGTGTGGTTGCTACTGAATGATCCAGATAAAAAGATCATGGTCGTATCAGCCTCGAAGGATCGCTCAGATGCTTTCTCAGTGTTCGTCAAACGGATCATCCATGAGGTAGACTTCTGCAAGCATTTAATACCCGGCAAAGACCAACGGTCATCCAACATCTCCTTTGACGTTGGCCCTGCGACGGCAGACCACTCACCCTCGGTTAAATCCGTAGGTATCACAGGTCAGCTCACGGGTAGCCGTGCTGATATTATCATTGCCGATGACGTAGAGGTCGCTAACAACAGTGACACTCAGACAGCGCGAGATAAACTCTCAGAGTCTGTCAAAGAGTTTGACGCTATCCTCAAGCCACTAGAGACCTCTCGGATTATCTACCTCGGCACGCCTCAGACAGAAGACTCCCTGTACAACAAACTCAGTGACCGTGGGTACACCATACGTATCTGGCCTGCAGAGATGCCTGAAGATGAAAACATTGTTAAGTATGGTGACACGCTAGCACCTATCATCGGTCAGATGGGACTGAAGGCAGGCGAACCTACTGACCCGCAACGCTTTGGTGAGCGTGATCTGATGGAACGTAAAGCGTCCTACGGTCGCGCTGGCTACCAACTGCAGTTCATGTTGAATACGGCACTGTCAGATGAAGAGCGATACCCCCTCAAAGTGTCTGACCTAGTGGTAACTCCATGTTCCGCTGAAGAGGCACCAATGACTTTCTCTTGGTTACCACACCCAGATCGTCGTGTGTCAGGGGACATCCCCAACATGGCAATGCAGGGGGACTACTTCTACCACCCAGCGGATAACTCAGATGTCTTCATGCCTTACCAAGGGATCGTCATGTCTATTGACCCCTCTGGTCGGGGTAAGGATGAGACTGCCTACGCTATTGTGGCTAACCTGAATGGCTACCTCCATGTCTTAGACTGTGGGGGCTTCCAAGGTGGGTACGATACTGACTCGGTACTGAAGCCACTGGCTATGCTAGCCCAGAAGTACAAGGTCAATGAGGTCATCATCGAGAGTAACTTTGGTGATGGTATGTTCACCCATATCTTCTCCCCTATCATCTCCAAGGTACACCCATGTTCACTTGAGGAAGTACGCCACTCCACTCAGAAAGAACAAAGGATGGCTGACACTCTAGAACCTATTATGAACCGACATAGGCTGGTTATAGACCCAGCGATCATTGAGAAGGACTATAAGAGCATCCAACGGTATGACTCTGAGGTCCGTAGGTCTAAATCTTTGATCTACCAGATGTCCCGCCTCACTCGGGATAAAGGATGCCTACGCCATGATGATAGATTAGATGCACTGGCAATGGCAGTAGCCTACTGGACTGAATCTCTAGCTAGGGATGAGGATGCAGGTCTACAGGAAGAACGTGATCGTGTGATACAAACAGAGTTAGACAAGGCATATGCCCACTTCTCTGGGTTATCTGGAGGTTCAACTCGTAGTTCTTCTCAGTGGGGAACCTCTTGGTGATCCCTTGGTTTGTTTAATTTCCGGTGATTAGAATACCCCCGGGTTAAACTTATAGTTATAACTGTAAGTTAGGTCTTAGGGTACACGATAGGATAACACTACAAGTGTATCTATCAGGGACTACCTTAGTGGGGGAGTGGTACGCAGTACCCCCCTCTTGAGGACACACGATGGGATTCACCTAGAGTTTTACTTAGGGTGAACCTTCGGATGTTTTTGTCGGAAAAATCTGAGTAGGTATATATACGTATATAATACGCTGTACCCCCATGCCCCCCACGCTAGAACAAACCTGAGATTTCTACTTGAGGTATTCATTTGGGCGAGTGACCAACGATATATAGGTAAGAGCAGTGCGAAAACCCAATGTTATCAGTAGGTTAACCCTGATCTGAAACTAGTACTGGCTTGTTATTCCTCCGAATAGGTGCATATTAT